TTCATCCACAACAAGAATGTTGTTTATGTGCCGGTATATATAGTCCCCGACCACTGCGCTTACGTTGTTCACGGGAGCCTTTGTTAATGCCCTCATTTCCTGCAGCTTGTCCGTGACCACTTTATACAACCGCGCCATGTTCCAGCCCACGAGCAGCCCGACACGCTCCGCAATAAGACCACCAGTCAGGTTAGCTGCGGCCATAGCCGACCAGTTGCGCTCGCGTGATGTTAGGTTCAGCTCTCTGTCTATCTTGTCCTGCACCCGCTGCAGCGTCGCTAAAACTTCGTCCATATTGCACAGAATGAACTGAATGTACGGAACAATAGCTAAGCCGTAGTTCTCGTTAAGCTGGTGGTCAAACATCTTTTTGCCGTGCGCGGTGCTTATAACATCAGTACCGGTGTACTCAACTTTAAACTCTAATAATCGCATTATCTCGCCGTCAGCCGTTGTCTTAAGCGCACCCATTTTGTCGTAGAACGACGCGTTTGATGACGTAAGCGTAGGGGTACGCCACGTCGTGTTGTTTAACCGCAGCTTGTTTTCGTGCGGGTCACCCTTGTCCTTACCTTTACCCTGCGAATAGGCGTACACCAGATCAGAGAACGTCTTGGCATCCAAGTTAGTGATCTCGTCCACGGTGTTGATGATGTTGTTGAGTATGCCTACCTTTGTTATACGAGCAACCTTTGTGTCTTCGGAGTTACCCAGTAGCTCCTCGGGGTGCCCACATACGCTGTTTGCCATGCGCAAGATGGTAGTTTTGCCTGTGCCGGCGTACCTGTGGATCATGTTGATGATCGCGCCTTTTTGCCCAGTAAACTTAAGCAGTGGAGCGCCAAAACCGGTCAGTGCACCAAACGCCTGAATCTCCAAGCCTTCCTTGCCGTACAGCGAGAACACTTCTTTCCAGAGTTCTAAGTCCCCGGCGCTTTGTAGATACGGTGCAATCGACTCGGTGATTGAGGACGGTGGGCTGTGATACACCCCGTCCTTGGTAATCTCTCTTTCCCCGACGATAAACTTAGTGTCCCCGTCGGCCCAACCAAATTGTCTTCTCATAACTTCTGCCTTCCTCTTAAATTGCAGCTCTTTCAGAGCGTGTATTACATATGCGTTGATTAATTTAAACTGCGCTTCGGAACCTAAAATCCCGTGCTTAGCTAACTCTCTCCTAAACTCAAGCACCTGCGAAATCTTGGCGTTAGGTACGGTAAAAGTCTTCTTACCGTCCTTCGGTGCGTACAATCTAAACACTGCCACGTCACCCAGCAGGGGGTCACTCATTCGCTTTACAACAAAAAAGTCATGCTCGTAGACCAGCCTAGGCTCGTCATCGTCGTCCAGCTGCACATAAATCCCTCCATTCTTACCGCGGAAGTAGGGCGCTGCGCAGCGTTCTTTACCGTCTATGTCGATGCCATCGTCATCCGTATCTTCGGACGCGGTGTCTCCCGCTGGCAGTGCTGCTTCTTCCCCGGCCGACTCATCGTGCCTGAGTATCTCCCTGCCTAACGATATTGGGCTCTTTACCTTCCCTTTATAGGGGCATCCATCGCAACCTCCCACATTATTTCGCTCAAACACGTCACAAGTGTGGGGTCCAACGATGTGCGATATCTTCTTTTCCACTTCACTGGGGTCATAGTCTGGGTGGTCCGAAGACAACCTGTGTATTGCTACATCCGCGTCAGAGCAAAACTTAGCCACCGATAACGCGTCGAACCATCGCGGTTCGGATAACGCCTCTCGCTCTGTATAGCAGCTTAGCAGCTGCGCACAACCATCCCCCTTTGCGCTTCGTAACATTATCTTGCCAAAGTTACTCCCCATGTTCTCCATCAACGCCTTACCCAGCGCAGACAGTTTCTTTGGTTTAGCGGAAGGCATGAGCTTAATCTCGCTGACGCCCACTATATTGCGGAACGCATCGAAGCTCATGACCGGGGCCACGTGGAGTACTGTTACGATCTTAGGTGGAGTGTCCTTGAAGTTGGGTGTACCCGGTACTCGCAGCACACGTGCCGTTTCAAAGACATTGTAGTCCACGTAGAACTTATGCTCGTCGCACAACTGCCTGAACCTGTCGGCCACAGGCTTCCATTGTGTAGGACTGATTACGGTGTCAAGCGTCCAGTACACGTGCAGACCGCGCCCTGAGTTCACAATAGTCGGTCTTGGTAGACCAACGGCGGTGCAAAACTCTTTGAGCTTATCGGCCCCAGCAGCTTGGCTGATGTACCCAGCAGGTCTGCCGGTCTTTGGGTCTATCTCCGCCTTGGCCGGACCGCAGTCAATATCCAGCCAGAACGCCTTTAAAGATAGGACGTTATCCTGTTTCCTATTCTCATCGGTTATAAACTTAGCAACACCAAAATACACATCCAATTTTCTAGCGACAAACTTTTTGACTACAGCGTCCACTTCTTCCCTAGTAGCAACAAGTGTCTGGTTCGGCCTGCCCGAGGAATCCAACCCAAGTATGCAGAACCAGCCTTCTTGTGGCTGTACGTACTCTAGTAAGTCAAAGTTTTCCATGGTGTTACCGCAGCGTAGTCAGTAGGGCTTCTATTTTAATTTTTGTGTTTAGACTGGGTTTTGATGCGCCAACAAACCAGTTGTACACCGTCTGCCGACTGACTCCTAGGCGTGCAGCTAGCACAGAAACGGGCATATTGTTACGTATGCACACCCTGCCCAACTTTACGCCTAGTAGTTCTTCGCCTGCGGACCTATTGAGCTCAACTATTCTCAATGAGTATCCTACGCTCATTAGCTGACCCCGCCCCATTCGCTGATTACGGAAGCCAGTTTATCGGAGACTGCTTCAGCTTCTGGCTCTTCACGCGCCTTTGTGCGCTTTACAGGCTCGGGCATCGGCTCGTCGTCATCCGGTTCTTCTGAGCGGGTAACCTTCGGTGCGGGCTTCGCTGCTTCTTTCTTCGCCTCAACCTTGGGTGGCAGCTTTGTTACGCCGTCAGCTTGAGCAACCGTGATGCGAGTGTACCGCTGTGTTTCTGGGTTAGCCTGTGCAAACTCAACAAGATCAAGCTCGGCATCAGTAAGCTGCCGGGTAGGGGAGAACAGCAACTCCATACCATCGGCGTTAATGTCGTAGCTTATAGTCGTTACCACCGTATCGGGCGCTTCACGATTCATAAAGAGGTACTTGAAGTAGCTCTCGAATGGATGCACATTACCAGAGCCTTTACCAAACAAAGACTTTGCCGGGATACTAAACTGGTACACGTCTCCCGAGGTGTCACCCTCAAGCAGTATGGCAACGCGGCGCTGGTATCGACACGCTTTACCGCCGTTGTCACCGGAGCCCTTTATGTTCTGCGGGCAGTCAGCGCAGTTGGAGTGCTGTGGGTCGCTAACGTCTGCCTCGGGCTTGTCGCCCTGATTAGACCAGCAGTTTGGTGCAGTGGCCTCCTTGTTAGGGTCGTACTTGTCTTCGTAGTACACTCGGCTCACTTCGGTGAGCATACCCACGATGATTGCGTTGAACGAGTCACGGATCGGGTCACCCACCTGCTCGCCGTTGATGATCTTGCGGAAAATGCCCTTGTTGCTGGTCTGAATGCGGCGAGTGAACACCTTAGCTGACGAGGCCAGTTGTTGACCGAGAGCACTTGCCCTACGACCGGTAGAGGCAATCACTTGTGACTGGTTGTTAAAAATGGATACGTCTTTACTCATCACTATCTCCTACTTTGCTGGTTGGTTTGCGTACGCTTATCACGTAGTGTTGTTTGGACTGCAGCCCCATGGGCACGGAGTCCTTGTTCATCGAAAGAAACTCTTTCATGTTGCCGTTGTGTATGCGCTTCTCAAGCAGATGGTACGCATCGTGTTCCCCCACAAACTGATAAAAACTATCCCAGTCGCTAGTCCAGTAGCTGGACTGCAATCGTCGGCTTATCGTGCCTTCGGGGGTTGATATAGTGTTTGCGTCTTCCGCGTTACACAGCTCAAGCAGCGTGTTAGCTATTAAGTCCTGCTTCTCCTTTATTTCTTTTGCCTTGTCGTCGAGGGCCTTGATTTCATTACGCATTTTTATATAAATACTAGCCAGTGTTGCAGCATTCAGGTCGCTCACGGTAATCCTCCTTTTGGGTTTCCGGGAGAGTTAGTGTACCTAAATACTTTACAGTGTCAAGTGTTTATTTCGTTGTACAGCTCGATTATTTTCTTG